TCGCCAGATGATGGAAGCTTTGATGATACACTATATGTGATATCAAGCATTGGATAGGTATCGTTTGATAGGAACCAATCCTTTAGTTCTGGCTTGATCACCTGTGTACCATTAGTCTCAAATGTGATATGAGTAAGGTTCATCTCACGCCTACCAATCTCTTCGAACAGATCGATATACGACTTTTGCCATCCAAGCAAAGGTTCGCCGCCAGTCAGGATCAGATGCTTATCAGGACCAAACTTACCGTCTGGGAGAAGCTCTTGCATACGATCTACGATTGCTGAGATTTCTAATAGGGGAGATAAATGCTTGAAACGAGGATCCCAAGAAGCGTAATAATCACAACCAGTGTGAACGAGAGGTAGCGAATTATATTCAGTGTAATTGTCCGGATTAATTGCAAAACGTTCCTCCGATAATTTGCCGCGCGCCATAGAAAAACCAGCGCACTGAAAGTTACAACCAAATACTCTTAGAAAAACACTTGGTGTTCCAAGATACTGCCCTTCACCTTGAAGCGAATAAAACAGCTCAGCTACTTTAATTTTATTTGACATTTTTTAACTCCTAGTTTTGATTAATCAGTGGAAGGGCACTGATACTGTATTTATCAGCGTGCATACGAGAAAGTACCTGGAGGCGGTAATACTCCAGCATGTTGAATAGTACCTTCTCCAGGCTTGACTGTAGCAGGAAAAGGAATAGGTTGTATAATACAAAACTCATCAAACGTAATAAATGCATCAGCAGCATCATTAATACCTGCACTATAGAGCTTAGAAATTAATTGACGTGCAATTGCTGGATCAATAGAATAAGCATGAGTTCTATCCATATAAACTCTTGTAGAAATTTGCTTGCCGCCTGCTATACAATTTTCAGTACAACGTCCTTGAGCTTGCATAAGACCTTGATATTTTTCATATTGCTCATATTCTTCATTGCCAAGATACATAATAGCATTATAAAATGGATGAGCTTCAAATTTACGAAGCATTATAGCGTCGTGCTCAAGAATCACAATAGGCTTATCAATAGCAACACAATGCTTCCAAAGAATAATATGACTTAAAAAGCAAGAGATTTCTGTAGGTGTAAGTCTAGAAAATACTAACTTAATACCACCGAGTACTTTATCAATATCTTGATCAGCTAATGGATATTTAATAGTACCACTTGTACCGTCTACAGCATCAAAAAATTGAGCATTTTGACCTACTTTTTTACATGAATCTAGACACCTATTAGCCAAAGCCTCTGAAATTTCATTACCTTTTAATCTTACAATAAAAGTAGCTGCAATCTCTCTCTCATAATGTTTATGGAATAATTCTTCTTTATGATAAATGTTCACGGTATTCTCCTAATATATCTTTTTTTACTTTCACTGGTTTATTTTTGTTTCTATTTCTAAAAGCTTGCTCGCGATAATATAAATTAGCTTTATTATAGAAAATTACACCTTCAAGATGATCATACTCATGTAAGAATATTCTTGCAGTCATATTAGTAAATTTTCTTGTAAAAACTTCACCTTGTGCATCTTGATATCGGACACGTATATGTCTAGTACGTTTTACTTTAACAATTAATTTAGGATAAGATAGACAACTTTCTTCTAATAAAATTGTTTCGTTAGATATCGTAATAATTTTAGGATTAAAACATATAATAGGTTCTTCTCCTCTCATAACAAATAGACGATGAGTAAGTCCTACTTGATTAGCTGACAATCCTAATCCGTTATAATAATTCATTGTTTCAATTAAGTCATTAGCTATCTTTAAATTTTCTTCAACAGTAGTTTTAGAAAAATCGTAAGATTTTAATTTAGTAGTTAATAATGGATGATTTTCTGGAACTAAATCTAATATCATTGTACAATCCTTGAGAAATTTTTATGCTTTTCAAACTTTAGTATACTTTCAAATTTGTCTGATAACTGGTCTGATTTATGACTTATTATAAATGTATTTGTATCTAAAGTCAACTGATTTAATATCTTCATAAACTCTTCTGTACCAGTATTATCTAAAGAACCATCAAATATTTCATCCATAATGAGTAGATTAGTAGATGCGGAATTACGCAATTTAGCAATAGCTCTCCAAGTAAACAGAATAGCCAAATTGATACGCATTTTTTCTCCTTCTGAGAATGATGCGTAAGAAAAATCATCTCTAAACCTTGATTTAATAGTTTCATTAAAACTTTCATCTAATTCAAAATTAACAAAAAAGTCTAATGCGGCCAAATATTTGTTGATTAATTTATTAATAATAGGTATATACTGTTTAATAATTTTAGATTTAATACCTGTATCTTTTAAAATAACTGAGCCTATCCTATACAGTTCAATATCGTTAGTAATTACTTCTTTACTGAATAACGAACTTGAAAGTTCGGTTTTTAGTGCTTCTAACTTGTTGATATCTTTGTTATTATCCTGATGGGTTTCAGAAAGTTTACGTATTTCTGTATTTAACTTACCGATGTATTCGTTTAAAGCTGTAATATTAGTATTATGTACAGTTACTTGCATATTGAGATCGATAATCTCATTATTAATGCGGGCTATATTATCTAACCTGTTGTTAATACTAATTAATTCTGTTTCTAATAAATGTATGCCTAAATTAGTATCTTCAACTTGCATCTCACGAGAAGATATTGTATCACACTTAAATTGTTCGTTAATTTCTTGTTTACAAGTAGGACAGTTATCATGATTTTTAAAGAATTCTATTTCTTTTTTAAGATTATTAATTTTACTTTCTATTTGATGCTTATAAACTTGAAGCTTTTGTTGCTTGCCCTTAACCTTGCTTTCATCGTTAATCTGCTCTTGTAGTTCTCGAATACTTACATTAATATTCTCAGCTGATATTTTTTCATCGCTAATACGAATTTGCGTACTGTTAATTATATCTATTTTTTCACTAATAGCTTTCTCACTATTAATTTTAATAGTTTTAATCATATCTTCGTTTAAGGTAATTTTTTCTTTATTAAGATCTATTTGATAGGTTACATCAACTAATGCGGCACTAGCAATTTGCATTTTATTCTTTAAAAGAGAATTCATCGTAGAGAAAATTTGGATATCCAAAAGATCTTCAATAACTTCTCTGCGATGCATGCTAGGTAGCTGCATAAAAGGTACAAATGAAGCACTACCTAAGATAACTACTTGACAGAATGACTTATGATTAAGCTTAAGAATTTGTTTCTCAAGAACTTCTTGATAATCTCTTACAGTTGAATCTTGGTTAAGCAATTTATTATTGTGATAAACCTCAAATACAGATGGCTTAGTACCTCTGACAATCTTATAGCGTTGCAATCCAATATTAAATTCTATCTCTACTAAAAGATCTTTTTTATTAATAGCATTAACTAATTGGGGTTTATTAACATTGCGAAAAGGCTTATTGTAAAGAACGTATGATAATGCATCTAGAATAGTACTTTTACCAGCACCATTCTCACCAACGATTAGAGTAGTCTTTGACTTAGTAAAATCTATCTCAGTAAAAATATTACCAGTTGAAAGAAAATTCTTCCATCGAATTGTTTTAAAATTTATCAATGCTTCACACCTATCATTTCAATATCTGCGTCTGTCTCGATCCAGAGCTTTGCACCACAAGGACGTGGCTTATCCGGACGATATATCATACGTGATGGTCCTTTAATATCAACTTCCATGCAATATTGAACCTTGCCGTTTTCTTCCACACGGACGACAGGTTCTTCTTTATCATGCTTGGCATTCTGCTGTATTATATTACGATTGATATGAATTATTTTCATTCTAATGTTAAAGCTTCATTATAAAGATCATAAAATATACTTTTAAGTTTTTTACTATCAACGTTTGAGTTTAATCCGTCGATATATTTGTTAAGAATAGTAACAGTATCTTCGGCTTCATTAACAATATCATCATCTTGTTCTAAGTCAAGATGAAAATGATCTTCAACTATCTGTAGATCGATAACACCGGCTTTTTCAAGACGATCAATAAAAATATCAAACCAATAAGGATTAGTTTTATTGCGAATAATAACTTTAATATATGAACCTTGGTATTGATTAAAATCAATATTTGTTATGGTATCTAGTTCAATATTAAGATCATCATAAAATACTTTATGAAAGATAGTATAGGGATTAACAATAAATGTTAACTCTCTTGTATCTGTATCAAAGATATGAAACCCCTTAGGGTCATTATAATCACTCCAAGTAAATTGAACAGGAGCTCCTAGATAGTTAATATTACTATTATTAGACTTAGTATGATAGTGACCACTGCAAACTACATCAAACTTATCAAAGATCTTAGGATCATCACCATGGTCGCTAACATGCCCTCTGTACATCTCAAAACCGTTTAATTCTAGGTGTCCCATAACAACAGATGACTTAGAACTATTAATTGCTTTTAATGAAGCATCTCTATTATCATCACATATCCAGGGTAAAAGCAACATGTCAATACCACCTATATTAACTTCTGTTGGTCGTATGTATATCTCTACATTATGATACTTATAACTGAGCAATTCTTCCAATGCGTTTACTTCATTAGTATTTTTATAGAAAGTATCATGATTGCCTGCAATGATATGAAGATCAATGCCTTTTGTCATCAACGGATCTAAAAAATCATTTCTAAGACGTTTAGCAGTTAGATAGTTAATATACTTGCGACGATCAACGAGATCCCCAAGATGAATAACAGTATTAATATCTTCTCTAGCAAGGGTGGGCCAAAAGACTTCATCTAAAAACTTTTTAATATAGTTATGAGAAATAAGGCTATCATTTCTGATGCCCCAGTGTGTATCTGTAATAAGAATTATTTTCATTATCTAAGAGTATTTTTATTTCTAGCAGGAATAGTAAATGCAGATTTAGTATTTGCTTTTTTAATAACCTCATCACAATAATCGCGTATAGTTTCAAGACGCATTAAATAAACATCTTTCATATGATCATGCGTTACTTTAAATAAACTATCAGCACAGTCAATAATGACTTGCGGTACCAAGTGTAGGTTATTCTGCTTCATAAAAATTCTCCAAACCTTCTAAGCCTTTTACTTTTTTAGAATTTTTTTTCTTTTTAAGCTCAGCCTTAGCTTCAAAATCAACTACTAAATTACTCATATAATCATTATCTAAATCAACAGTATGCTTGCCGTGAAATGTACTATCATGTTCTTCTTGACCTTCTACTAGCATACCCTCAAACGCGTAATTAAGCAAGGTTTTTTGTTTAATATACAAATGTTTACGTTCTTTTTGTATTCGTCTAAGAAACGCAAAATAAATTATTTGAGTAAAGTAAGCAAAAGGATTAGTAGATTTTTCTGGATTAAAATTATCTAAGTAACTAATGCAATTTTCAATACCATCAGAGATCATTTCATCTCTATAAGTGTAATTAATAAAATTAGGTTTAGTAGAAAGCCTTGTAGCAATTTTATATAGACATTCACCAATATATTCAGGAATACGAGGCTTAAGTTTTTCTAATGTCTTAGCTTCATCTACATCTTTTTTATGTTGTAATAATACTGTATAAAATTTCTTATTGTCAACGTAATGAGCTTTTGCCTTACTTACTTTTGCCATAATTAAACTTTCATAATAAATTAATGTATTGTAGATTTTAGTGGATTTGTATCCATTACAAATGAATCTACTTCTTCCATTTCGTCTGCATCTTCTATATCTTCTGATTCTTCATTAGTAAGCTGTTTAGAATAAAATTCATTTGCTTGTAAATAAATTTTTATTTGATCTTTTGATGCAATACAAAATGCTATTACACCTGATTTAGATAAAAGCATTATACTCTCATCACTAAATGAGCACCACTTACTTTCTGAAACCATTTTAACGTTATTTTTTCTGTCATATATTTCTTCTACTACGAGTGGCATTTTAATTAAATAAAAATTATCATCTTCATAAACTACTTTAGTTATGATTGTTTCTGCTGAGACGAGCTTGAAAACTATTATCATAGCGTAAACCTATAAATTTTATATTGAAATTTTTCTTCATTGTATATGTTTATTCGCTCAAAAAAATGACGAAGCGTGTAATTTTGTTTATTTTTATATGTCAGGTCATCAGATATATCATAAAGAATAGCTATTTCTTTTTGATCTGATTTGCGTAAACCTCTACCAATAGATTGAAGAGTTCTGATACGCGATTTTGTTGGTGAAGCAAATATTACGTTATGTAAACGTTTTATATTTATACCAGTTGAAAATGTGCCATATGAGGCAACAATAATAGCATTTTCTTCTTGCTCTGTAATTCTTCGTATATCTTCTCTTATTTCAGAATCAGTACCACCATGAACAAAAAATACTTTTCTATCACCGGCCCTATCCTTAATAACTTGATATAAACCTTTACCGTGATTTTCTACGTATTGAAATAATAATAGCGTATTTCCTTTTAAATTTAAAGTTAAATCTCTAATAAATTTATTTCTTTTACTATTTAAAATTAAAAATTTCATTTCATCTTTATATTGAGCATCTTTAAGTAATTTTTTATCTTCATCACTATACTGTAATACCATACATCTAATTTTAAAATCAGAAAGAAATTTTTCTTCTATAAGTTTAGACGTAGTTGTTACTTGGTAGACAGATCCAAATAGACCTTCGAGAACAAATTTATTAGTCTGAGTGTTATCTAATGTACCCGTAAATCCAAAACGGTAACGACATTTATTAAGCTTAGACATAATAGAAATTAATGACTGAGCTTTAAATAAATGAGCTTCATCTCCTATAACGACGTCAAAATTTGCGAAAAATGATTTATGGAGTTTGTAAATCGACTGCCATGTTGAAATTGTAATTTGTTTATCAGTGACCTTATCGCGCCCAGCATATACCCCATGCACATTATTGGTAGAATCAAAGCCATAATCAGCAAAGTCAGAAGCAAGTTGAGAAACGAGAGAAATAGTAGGGACAATAATGAGAGTTTTTGCATTATAAAACCGTGTCAGTAAATAGATAATAAGTGATTTACCAGAAGCTGTAGGTGATAATAGAATAGCACGTTCATTATTCACTGCATGTTTGAAAGCCTCAATTTGATAATCACGAGGTTGCATAGTAAGATTAATATTAGATAAAAACGTTTCTATTTTTTTATCTGATACTGGTGCTTTAGTAAAGTCACTCTTATAGTTTATTTCGTAGTTTCGTTCAGCACAAAATTGCTTAATTTTTTCGTGGAGACCAGCATAGATAGTACCTGACATAACATTATAGAGACGAATTTTACCGTCCCATATTCCGCTTCTAAACTTAGGCATAAACTTGGCACCCGGAACATCAAATGTAAAGTAATCGTTCAATTCATAAGCGACACTAGGGTCGCCTGATACTTTTATAAATGTTTCATCTATTTTGCTGATATCTATTATTTCAGTCATTATGCTCCACTTTGGAATCTCATAAAGTCAATAGCATTTTTTATTTGAAATCCTCTATTATGTATATTAGTTAAAATTGACTCTAACAGATCAATCTTTTCTTTTAAATAGCCTATTTTTAAATTTATCTCTATAATATCTTTATCAGAGTCAACGTAACCTGAAATATCAGATTTAAGTATTTTAAGTGACCATGGCTTCCATCCTCTATTATTTAATTCATTTATATCAATGGTACCAGAGTAATAATCAATCTTTGCGCGCTCTAGTACTTTAAACTCTGCCTGTATCTTACGTAGTGATAATCTTTCATCAACAAATATAGTATAATACTTGTGATGTAACTTGGGAATACCAAGACTTTCTTGTGAGAGTTCTATTCCAATCTGCGAATCATTACGCCAAAGATCTAGTATAGCATCTAATTGCATGTATCACCTCATTAAATATATCTATTATAATAGTATATTATTATGAATAAGTCAACTGTTTTATTTCAAACATTCTAAATTTAAAACTTAATTCATTAGTAACATGTTTAATTGACGGTGTATCGACATTAAACCAAAGATCACTTATTAATGTTGGGAACATATCATGAAATTTTATTTCTGTTCTAGGATTTTTTTGACTATCTAATATAGTTAAAACACCATCTGAATAAACAGATTCAGCAGAACCTATAGGTTTATTAACAAGACTTTTATAGTTATCAAATGTATCAGTTGTACCAAGTGCAATTATCCAGTTATACATTTCAAGATAATTATCAAAATTTTCATCAACGAGATATACTAAAGAAAACGTACCATAATCTAGTTTATTACCAAATAATGGTATATCTTTAAAAGGTGTACTTAAAGTTGCAACAGAAAGTGATACTGATGGCATAGTTGCACGTGTACAAAAATAATTTATGCCAGGCGATCTTGCAAAAGAAAATCGAAAATTAATAGGTGAAAGATAATTAGGTGATGCTGGTTGTGTACTAAGTAAATTTGCCATATGTACCTCTTTTTATATATTTATCCAATAAAAAAGGGCGACCCTAAGGTCGCCCTAGTATGTCAAGTTAAACTTGATCTTCTTTATTAGAATAGGTTGTTAACTAGAACACGACGATAGTAAACGTTGCTGTTCTGTGTTAGAGCACCTAATCCGCCCGCTGAAAGTCCATCGGCATCGTTACCACGTGCGAATGGATTTGCAACCATTCCGTAACGAGTCTTAAAGCCAATCTTAGGTTGGAATGTTGATTGATCAACTGCACGAACCATTTGCAGAGGAACGTATGGGCAGTAGAAAAGACCAGCGTCAAATGCGCTAGAACCTTTATAACCAACAGTCATATATTGACCAGCTGCATAAGGATCAATATAGACCTTAATACGACCGTTTAGAACGCCTGCAAATGTGTTGCCGGTATCATCAATCTGTAGGCTGTTAGAGTTAAGAGCAGGGGTATATGAGAGAACACCAGCCATTTGAAGTGCAGAAGCAACGTCAGAAGAACAGATGATAATATTACCCTTACCACGACGTGTTTGCTTAGCAATAGCATTAGCTTCACGCTCTACCTGGAACATAAGACCCTTGAACTTTTCAACTGACCAACGGCCGTTTGAATCTGTATCAAGATCAAATGTACCTGCTGTTGTGGTACCTTCTTGAGCACCAGTAACACCAGTTAGGTTAATTGTACGAACAACTTCACGGTTGATTTCAGCAAGAATTTCTGCTGAAAGAATATTAGCAAGTTCTGTTTCAGCATCAAGGCCGTGAATTGCCTTAAGATCCTGAGCAAGTTCCATTGTATATTCTGCCTTTAGAGCACGTGAACGAGCTGTAACAGTTACCTTTTCAATTGAGAAGGCCATTTCTGGGAACGTATAGCCGTTAGCGCCTGAACCACCCATGTTTTCAGAAACTGCTGTATTTGCACCACCAGAGAAGTTGTATGTTGCACCGTTACCAGAGACAACAAGTGATGAGTTAGATGTAGCAGATGTAGCAACAGTATTTGGATAGATACCACCGATATTCTGACCGCCGTCACCAGGTGTTGATGTACCTTGTTGACCTGCAGTAGCAAAGCCTGTATTTGCTTCACGATAAAAGGCTTCAGTACCTGTCTGTGAAGAATAGCGGGAACGCATTGCAAAAATAAGTCCTGTAGGACCTGTCATTGCCTGAACGCCGCAGATGTCATAAGCAATAAGATTAGGCATTGCGCGACGAACTAGAGAGATAAGAATAGGATCGTAGTTAGACATTGGAGCAGCACCGCCACCAGTAGCGTTAGCTGGTGTTGCTTCAAGAAGTGATTGCTGAGCCCAATCGCGTGGTGAATTGCGAAGTTCTGCTTCAGTGTTTTCAAGTAGAGTAGCAATAACATCTCTCTTGTGAACGCTGTCAAGAGCTGGGATATCTGGATGTTCTAAAATTGGCTTCCACTTGTTAATAAGTTGCTCGTTAAGTACTTGCATTTTTTTCTCCTTATGAGGTTATTTAAATTATTTATATAATTTACTTCTTGAGTGTTCTTGAAAGGGCGGTTACATAGTGAGCCATGTCTGGATCAAGACCTGCTACTGAACTCCTTGGAGCTTCTTCAACAAGATCGTTAATTAACCATTCAGCATTGCCTTGTCTGACAGATGGAAAATAAGTTTCTTTAATTACATCTAGCTTTTCAATAAAATCATCAGCTGAATTATAACTTACACCTTTAGCTAGCGAATAAAACTTATCTTTCTGTGATTCAGTAAGATGAGTAACAGAATCACGAAGGATATTATCAACTTGTGATTCGGTTAATTCTTTATTAATTGCTATATTAACTTCTACTTCTTCGTTAAGGCGATCTTCAAGTTCATTAACTTTGTTAAGAAGAGCTTCTACTACTTCTTCATCATCTTCGGGAATATCAACATAATGCTCATTAAATAGTCCCTTAAGACCTGTTAGAAAACTTTCAACCATTTCTGAGCGAATACCAGAAGTTACTGCAATTAGATTTTCTTTCATCCATTCATCTGCAACATAGTTAAGATAATCATCTGCCTTTTCAGCAAGCTCGTCAATAGCAGCATCAACTGCTTCGTCAAGCATAACTGAATATTCTTCTTCAAGAGATTCAGTAATTTGTTCAATCTGAGCATTAACAGCTGCTTCAAAAATTACTAGAGCTTTATTTCTAAATTCTTCTGAAAGATCTGAACCTTTAAACAGTGTATCAATATCTTCCTTCATACTTGAACCCGGCTTTAAAGAGCCTTGGTTATTTGAGCTGCTTGCACCAGTTGGCTTTGTATTGTTTTCTCTACTTGTTTCTTCTGGTTCAAGACCTGAAGTTACCTGAGTACCAATATTAACTGAGCTCATATCTCCTTGATCTTTAGAATTAGGAAGACCGGCTTTACCCTTAGCTACAGGAGCTGCAGATTTAGAAACACCAGTAGTGCCTCCACCAACTTCTGTATCTGCGTCCTCGTAGATAAATTCTTGTTTCTTAATAGACATTTTTTATCTCCTGTGATAATTATATTATATTTATAAATTATTTTGTTTTTAGATTAAAAAGGAAATTTTTCCAGGTAGCTATTTTAGCTTCTTCAATTACTTGACGGTCAACGCTACCATATGAGGTATTAAGAAATTTTTGTGCTTTTTCAATAAATTTAGGAGACCATTCTCCTGCATCAAAAATCCAATCTACACCTTCCATAACCCCTTCTACAAAAGCGCTAGAAGCGCTAGGGTCATGTACAATGTCAACTGTAAATAATTTATAGTCAGGTTGAACTTCAGAGTAATTTCCTCTATTAACTAAAGAACCAATACCTCGCGAGGACATTCCAAACTTTACGCCATTATCAATAAAGTTTTTTGCAATATTACCATAAGGAGTTTCTAATAGAAGAGCTCTGCCAATAAACATTTTTCCATCTTGTTTAAGACTCTCAATTATATGAGATACTCTTTCAAGATTAATAGTAGGACCAGCAGGATGACCAAGTTCTCCTAGAGCTCTTTTTTTATTAATAAAAGTATCAGTATAATTAGCTACTTCTTTAACAAGCACTTGCTCAGGATAAATGCGGCCGTTTCTATTACCGGTATCACATTCTAAAAAAGGACCTTGCAGGTAATAATTTTTCTTACCTGACTCAGATTCTTCTTTAATAAATTGAACTTCTTCTATTGCTTCGCAAATAAGTTTCATTGTTTTCCTCTTAGTATGCTGTGTTACCAACCCAAGTCTTCTTAACTTCAACAATACAAGTTGTATTTGCTGCAGCTACAATAGTAAGATTGGCTGTTGGATTAGTTGCTAAAGTAATACCAAAAGTGTCTAAAGCCCATGTACCTGTATGAACACCGTTAGTAGAGAAGATAACATTTGCACCTGAAGCAATACCTCTAGAAATTGTTACAGGACCAGACCAGAAAATTTTATTAACTACAAAATTAGATACACTATCATAAGAAATTCTATTGCTTTGATCTGTAGATGATTGAACGAGATTAGCAGTTGTAAAAGTCTCAGTAGTTCCAGTAACAGATATTACTGCTTTCTGTCCTTTAAACTGGTTGTAAATAATTGGCATTGATTACTCCACTGAGTCTATAAAGTCGATTACGTTTGCAAAACTATCTATATCATTAATTAAATTATAGACTAGTTCTTCTTGATTTTCTTCACTTAAAGAATTATAAAGATTCATTATTTTTAAAGTTATATCTTTATTTAGACTAACTTCTTGATCATCATTTAAAGAAAAATCTTCAGTCATTATTAAGTCTGTTAATATTTCAAAAGTTTCATTATTACCTTTTGAATATTGACCTTGAGGATGAGCCATACCTACTATAGACGCATTAGTAGTTGATAAAAGATTATCCTTATGTGATACTATATAGTTACCTGAAGTACCTAATCGATTAACTTTATAAAAATTTCCATTTAGTTTAGATCTTCTTAGCGCTTCATTTTGTGCATCCTCATGTGATTCATGATGAGTTACTAATGTTACATCTTTCTGTGAAGGATCCTCTGCTGATTCGCCAACGTGAAATTTTAAACGCAAGTTCTTAGCTAAAGCGTACATTTTATTAGAAATATACTTAAAATGTTTTCTATTTTTAGGATCAGAAGTAGTCTTAGCCATATTATAATAACGCTGTGCTACTCTTGTTGCTTCACCAGGTGAAGTAGGACTAGGAATTGAATCTTCTTTAATTACTGCGTATGAACCATCTTTTTGTTTTTTGTATTTAATATTTGTATCTGGATCATACATAATATCATTATCTACTTCAAAAGTTTGGGATCCCCAAGAAACTTTTTTAGTTTTATTAAAAAATGCATGAGATTCATCATCATTATTAGGTCTTATAATACTTTCATTGGTAAATGGCCATTTGCCATAGACGCTAGGCATAGAAGGAGAAGAAGTCTTACCCTTTAGCATAGCAGCATCTGCAGACGGGTTTACTCTAGGAAGTGATAGTGCTGGCGGCTGGAGTACAGACGTTTGAGAATTTGCAGGTGAAGACATGTTATCTGGTGGTCCCTTACCAAACATAATATCTTCATTATTACCCTTCTTAGCCTTCTCTTTATCAGAGTACCTTTGCAAAATGCTGCTACGATTTAATTCATTAATCTGCTCGGCTTCTTCTTTAACCATTCCCTTATGAATTACTTTGTCTACAGAGTAACCCATTTTCTTACCAAAGTTTCCATATTTA